GGCCGATGCGGCGGCCGTGCAGACTGGTGGTCATTTTTCCGACTCGGCACCTCCACCATACCAAGCATAAGCAGGAGATTAACCATGGCCTTCGAATCAAAAATGACCACCAGTCTGCACGGCCGCCGCATCGGCCTGCAGCGCCTGAGCACCGTCGAACACGGGGGGCTCAAGTCGGCGGAATTCATCGTCGGCGCCGAAGCAGTGCGGGAAGGTGTCACCACCGAAACGACCGGCGTGGCCGTGCTGGCCTACGGGGTGAGCAACCTGAACGGCACCAGCGCGGGCTCCAGTTCGGTCTACGTGCTCGACCCGCCCATCCCGGGCGTGCGCAAGCTGGCCAACTTCAGTTCGGCCAACATCCCGACGTACCTGAAAACCAAGAACGCCGAGACTTTCCGCACCTCGGCCGACAGCACGATCGCCACCGTGCTCTCGTCCACCCTGACGGGCGCCGTGATCGAACTGGTCGGCCTGACGACGGCGCTCTGGGGCCTGCTGACCAACGGCACCACGGTCATCAACCGCGCGGCAACCACGTAACACCGAAACCGGGGCGGCCGCCCGGCCGCCCCCAGACGCACGAGAGGGGGCAGCACATGAAGATCGCACTGATCGGCAGCGCGCCGTCGAGCATTGGCAGCGCGCCGTTCGCCGACGCCAGGTTCAACCAGTTCCTCGGGGGCAAGCCGGCGCCGGCCTACCCGCCATCGCAGTTCATCAACGAGACGTGGCAAATCTGGGGGTGCTCACCGGGTGCCTTCGGGGTCTGCCCGCGCGCCGACAGGTGGTTCGAAGTGCACCGGTGGGAGCCCGGCAAGACGTGGTTCAGCCCGGAATACTGTCAGTTCCTGCGCGAGTTCCGCGGCCCCGTGTACACCGGTGGCCCCGTGCCCGAGATCCGCAACGCGACCCCCTTCCCGATCGACGCCGTCGAGGAAGCGTTCTCGGGCTACTTCCTGACCTCGAGCCTCGCGCTGATGATGGCGCTCGCCATCCTCGATATCGAGACAGACCGGGCCACCCGCCCAGCCTTCACGCCCGACGAGGACACCATCGCCTTCTTCGGCGTCGACATGGCGGCGACCGAGGAATACGGTTACCAGCGGGCCGGCTGCCAGTTCTTCGTGCTCGAGGCGCTGCGCCGCGGCATCCAGGTCTACGTGCCGCCCGAGAGCGACCTCCTGCGCCCCATGCCCGTCTACGGCATGTGCGAGTGGGACCACGAGTACATCAAGCTCACCACGCGAGCGCGCGAGATCAACCAGCGGGTGCAGATCCAGCAGCAGGCCGCGGCCGGCGCCCAACGCGAGCTCGACCACCTCAACGGGGCGAGGGAGAACCTCGACTACGTCGCCAACACGTGGACGAGCCCCTACGGCCTGCCCTCGGGGATCTTCCTGAACCACAAGGTAGGCACCGGCATGGGCGGCGGGGTGACGAGGATCGACCAGCCCCACCTCAAGGGTGGCGGCCCGGGACAGCAGGCCGAGGCAGGGTCTGACCCCATCACGACGATCAAGGGGAGCATATTGTCCTCCACGGACGGCGACCTCCTGCACGGTGGAGGGTGGGAACCCGCCCCAATGCCGCCATCACCCACCAGGGCCACGCCGCGCCCCTACACGGGCCGCACGGCCCAGGCGCGCCCCAAGGCCAAGCCCAGGCCCCGTAAGCGCCGCTGATGGGAGAGGGTGCCCTCGAGGACTATCTCGAGACGCTCGGCGCCCTGCCCGAGGGTGCCCGCCAGCGCGCCGAGGACGAGGCGCTCGAGGCCACCCGAGGGCGCCTGTGGGTGCCCAACCCAGGTCCCCAGACCGAGGCCTACTTCAGCGAGGCCGACGAACTGCTCTACGGCGGGGAGCCAGGCGGGGGCAAGACCGACCTCCTCGTCGGGCTCTCGCTCACCGAGCACCAGAAATCCCTCGTCCTGCGCCGCACGAACAAGGAGGCCGAGAAGCTCGTCGAGCGCTACAAGGAAGTCGTCGGGCACACCAACGGCCTCAACGAGCAGCGCGGCACGTGGCGCATGCCCGGGCGCCTGATCGACATCGGCGGGTGCCAGCTTGAGAGCGACAAGCAAAAGCGCAAGGGCGTGCCCCACGACCTCAAGGGCTTCGACGAACTGCCCGACTTCTCGCGCACGCAGTACGAGTTCATCATCAACTGGAACCGATCGACCAACCCCGCCCAACGCTGCAGGGTGATCGCCACGGCCAACCCCCCGACCACCCCGGAGGGCGTCTGGGTGGTTGAGCGCTGGGGCCCGTGGCTCGACCCCCGCCACCCGCACCCAGCCCTATCAGGCGAACTTCGATGGTTCCTGCGCACCGAGGATGGGCAAGAGATCGACGTCGAGGGCCGCGGGCCATTCGAAGTGGGCGGGGAGATGGTCGACGCCAAGAGCCGCACGTTCATCCGATCGCGCCTGAAGGACAACCCCGACCTCGCGCGCACGAACTACGCGAGCACCCTGAACGCCGCCGGCGCCGAGATGCGCGCCCTCGCCGCGGGGGACTTCGAGAGTGCCCTCACCGACGCACCCCACCAGGCGATCCCCACAGATTGGGTCCGCGCCGCGCAGGACCGCTGGACCGAGCGCCCACCCGAGGGCATCCCGATGTGCGCCATGGCCGTCGACGCAAGCGGCGGGGGCAAGGACCCGATGGTGCTCGCCATGCGCTACGACGGGTGGTACGCCCAGCTGGTGAGCGTGCCGGCGATCGAGATCCCCGTGCACCGCGCCGGCAAGCACTGCGCCGGGATTATCGTGTCGCACCGCAAGAACCAGGCCGTGGTGATCATCGACCTGGGCGGCGGGTACGGCAACGCCACATTCGAGACGCTCGTCGACAACGAGATCGAAGTGAGGGCGTACAAGGGGGCCGAAAAGACCAACCGCAGGACCTCGAGCAAGCAGCTGGGATTCACGAACACCCGCACGGCGGCCCACTGGAGCCTGCGCGAGGCGCTCGACCCGGCGCAGGAAGGCGGGAGCCCGATCTTCCTACCGCCAAGCCGGCTGCTGCTCGCCGACCTGACGGCCCCCACTATCGAATTGACCCCGCGTGGGTTACAGTTGGAGCCGAAGGAGAAGCTCGTAGAGCGCCTCGGGCGTTCAACGAACGAGGGGGACGCGGTGGTGATGGCCTGGTTTCACGGGCCGACGTACATCACCGACGGTGCAATCTGGCAGCAGCAGCGGGCCGCGCGCAACCGGCGGCGAACGCAAAACCCCCAGGTGCTGATGGGCCGGCACCGAGCAGCAAGGAGATGAGCCATGGAAGGCATCACCATCGCAAAGGTACTCACCACCGCCCTGGGCGGCCTCGTGGCCGGCGCAGTCGGATCGATGCTGCAGGACGACAAGCCGGCGGCGGCCGCGGCAGCCGCCCCTCCCGCCCCCACCGTGGCCGCCGAGCCTACCCCAGAGATGCCCGTGGCTGACGACAGCCAGGTGCGTGCAAACCAACGCAAGGCCACGGCCCTGCAGGCCCGCCAGCGCGGGGGGCGCCAGAGCACCATCCTCACGGCGCTCGACGACGAGAAGCTGGGAGGATAACCGTGGACATCTTCAAGGGTGCCCCCGCCCCGCAGGTCACGGCAGCGGGCCCCATCACCGCACCCATCGCGGCACCCACAGCCCCCGTGGTGGTCCCCAAGCCCGCCGACGCGCCACCGCAGGGGGATGTGCCGGGCGGTCGGCGCCGCGCCCGCGGCGCGCGTGCGAGCACCGTGCTCACGGCGATCTCGCCCGAAGCCGAAACCCTGGGCTAACCCGGGAGAACGCATGGACAACAAGCAACTGCTCGAGCGCGCCCACAAGCTCTTCTCCGAGCGCGGCACGTTCATGAGCCTGTGCCAAGAGATCGCCGAGAACTTCTACCCCGAGCGCGCCGACTTCACCCTGCGCCGGGAGATCGGAAACGAGTTTGCCGGGAACCTCATGACCAGCTACCCCGTACAGGTCAGGCGCGACCTCGGGGACCAGATCGGCCAGATGCTCAGGCCCACCGAGAAGGAGTGGTTCCACGTCGGCACCGAGGACCAGGAGCGCCTCGACCACGAATCCAAGCGCTGGCTGAAGTGGGCCGCCAACACCCAGCGCCGCGCCATGTACGACATCCGCACGCACTTCGCGCGCGCCACCACCGAGGCCGACGACGACTTCGCCTGCTTCGGCCAGGCCGTCATCCGCGCGAGCCTCAACCGCAACCTCGACGGCCTGCTCTACCGCACCAAGCACCTGCGCGACGTCGTGTGGAGCGAGGACGAGGACGGGGAAATCTGCTTCGTCGCATGCAAGTGGCGCCCCCACGGCTTCGAGCTCGAGCGATACGCGGGCTTCAACCTCACCGAGCGCCTGCGCGCCAAGATCAATAAGAACCCCCTCGATCGAGTGGAGTGCATGCACATAGTCACCGCCTCCGAGCTCTACAGCGGGGACACGAAGGGCAAGCCCTGGGCATCGGTCTACCTGACCATCGAGCCCTTCGGCGTGCTCGAGGAAACCCCGGTGCGCGTGCTCGAGTACATCATCCCGCGCTGGCAGACCGTCTCCGGCAGCCAGTACGCCTACAGCCCCGCCACGATCGTCGGGCTCGCCGACGCACGCACCATCCAGGCCATGACCTACACGCTGCTCGAGGCGGGCGAGAAGGCCACGAACCCCCCGATGGTTGCCACCCAGGACGCCGTGCGCAGCGACATCGCTATCTACCCCGGCGGCACCACGTGGGTCGACTACGACTACGACGAGCGCCTGGGCTCTGCGCTGCGCCCCCTGACGATCGACACCAAGGGCATCCCCCACGGCATCGACATGCAGCGCGACGCCCGAGCGCTCCTGATGCAGGCGTTTTATCTCAACAAGCTCACCCTCCCCCAGCGCACCCCCCAGATGACGGCCTACGAAGTGGGCCAGCGCATCCAGGAGTGGATTCGCGCGGCGCTCCCGATCTTCGAGCCCATGGAGCACGACTACAACGGCAAGGCCTGCGAAACCACGTTCGACCTCCTGCTCCACGGCGGCGCGTTCGGCTCGCCCTTCGATATCCCCAAGCGCCTGCAGGGGCGAGACTTCCAGTTCCGCTTCCGCAGCCCGCTGCACGACGCGGTCGAGCAAATCAAGGGACAGGTCTGGATGCAATCGAAGGCGCTCATCGCCGACGCCATGTCGATCGACCAGAGCGCCATCGCGCTGCTCGACGCGAAGGTGGCGGTGCGCGACGCCCTCGAGGGCATCGGGTGCCCGCCGGCCTGGCTGCGAAGCGAACCCACAGTGAAGCAGATCGAGGAAGCCCAGGCAGCCGCGGAGCGCGCCCAGCAGCTGATGGGCGCCATGCAAGCCGGCAGCGAAGTGGCCGCCAACATGGGCGCGGCCCGTAAAGACGAGGCCGCTGCCGTCGCATGACACCCACGCGGGACAAAAAGCCGCCGGCGCCGTGGCTCCCAGCGCCCTACGTGCTCGCCGACGCGAGCGCCCTGCAGGCCATCGAGCGCGGCGAGGCCGACGCCGAGCAGCAAAAGCGCGCCATGCGCTGGATCATCGAGGCCGCGGCCGACACCTACGGTATGAGTTTCCGGCCCGGCCTCGAGGGCGCGCGCGACACCGACTTCGCTGAGGGCCGACGCTTCGTGGGCCAACAGGTCGTGAAGATGATCAAGCTCAACCTGAACACACTGAGGGGAAAACAATGAGAATCAGACAGTGGATGCAGTACATGGGACCGGCCGGCGACGACACGAGCGCCGGCGGCGGCGGTGATGACGACGACCTCGACACAGGCCCCGAGCCTGACGCGGCGCGCACGTTCCTCGCCGACTTCGTGGACGCCGACGCCCTGAAGGCGCTCGACGACACCAAGGTGCTCGAGCACCACAAGCGCGTGAGCGCAGCCGTGGCCAAGCACGGCAAGCCGGCCGACTGGCCCGATGACTGGCGCGAGCGGTACATCACGAAGAAGGGCGCCAAGGACGCCGACGCCGACAAGCTCAAGGCGCGCCTGGGCCGCTACGCGAGCCCCGAGGCGGCGCTCGACGGTCTGTTCGCAGCCCAGCAGCGCATCTCGAGCGGCGAACTGCGCACCACGCTCCCGAAGGACGCCAAGCCGGAGCAGGTCGCGCAGTGGCGAAAGGACAACGGGATCCCCGAGAAGGCCGGCGACTACGACCTCAAGTTCGACAGCGGCCTCGTGATCGGCGCCGCCGACAAGCCCACGGTCGACGCGTTCCTCGCGCGCGCGCACGCCTCCAACATGCACCCCGACCAGGTGAAGCAGACGGTCGAGTGGTGGCACACCGAGCGCGAGAGCCAGGCCGCGGCGCGCCAAGAGGCCGACGCCAACGTCGCGCGATCGAGGATCGACACCCTGCGCACCGAGTGGGGCGGGGAGTACCGCGCCAACCAATCGCGCGTACAGGCCGCCCTTAGCATGCTGCCAGGCGAGGCAGCCCAGCGCCTCATGGCCGCCAGGCTGGCCGATGGCACCCCCGTTATGAGCGACCCGGACATCCTGCGCGGGCTCGTGGCCATCCACAGGGAAGTTAACCCGACCTCCACTGTCGTGGCCGACAACGACCCCGAAACCATGGCCGCCACGATCGACGACGAGATCAAGACGATCAAGGGCTACATGAGCGCGCCGAAGGGCACGGCCGAGTACCGGAAGTATTGGGGGGACGAGAAAGCCCAGGCCCGCTACCGCCAACTGCTCGATGCGAAAGCGAACATGGGCAAGCGCTCAGGACGGGCGAAAGCCGCGTAGCATCAGCACACCCCGCAAGGGTGGCCCCGCACCAAGCAGACCCCGGCGAACGCGCGCGCCGGGCCCGGACGGATACCCCGGGGCTTGTGGTGGGGCTTTTTTTATGCTGCAATGCGTATCAACCGGCCCGACCCGGTCACCCGCGCCAGCCGGCGCGCACCGAAGAAAGGGCCGACGAACACCGTAGCGCGGCCCCGAGGCGTCGCAACGGCCCCCGCCCAGGCGGGACACCCCGAGAGCACGGCACCGGATACCCCGAGCGAAGGTACGCGAAACCGTACACTTGCAAGGAGCCCACACCGTGGCCTCGATCAAACTATTCCTCAAGCACCTCAAGGTGCTGGCAGTCTGCCTGCTGGCAGAGATCCTCTGGCCCATCAAGGGCTACGTCGACCGGAACCTCACGTTCCACCTCGACACCGCGTTCCAGACGCAGTACCGCGACGAATTTATCGCGGGCTTCGAGCAGCGCGAAAGCCTGCTGCGCGCCACCGTCACCACCGATGCCGAGATCAAGGGCAGCACGGCCGTTTTCCTGGTGGCCGACTCAGGTGATGCCGAGGCGAAAACTCGTGGCGTAAACGGGCTCATCCCGGCGCGTGCCGACAACAACGTCCAGAACTCGTGCAACATCACCGAGTGGCACGACCTCGTGCGCAAGACGAACTTCAACATCCTGTCGTCCCAGGGCAACCAGCGGGCCATCATGCAACAGACCACGATGGCCGTGGTGAACCGCAAGATCGACAGCCAGATCATCACCGTGCTCAACACCGGCACCGTGACGGTCGGGAGCTCGAGCACGATCCCGAACGTGGATCTGTTCCAGCACGCACGGGTGAAGCTCTCGAATGCCAGCGTGCCGTGGGACTCGAACATCTGCCTGCTCTGCCAGCCGTCGTTCCTGTCCTACCTCGAGCAGGCGCCCGAGTTCGCCAACGCGCAGTATGTCAACGTGAAGCCCTACGCGGGCGAGGACGACAACCCGTCCTGGCGCGACCGGCCGATGGCCTACCGGTGGCGCAACACGCTCATCTGCGAGCACCCGAACCTCCCCGGCAAGGGCACCTCGAGCGAGAAGTCGTTCATGTACCACAAGGCGGCAGTCGGGCACGCGGCTAACACTGAGGCCATGGACAGCGAGGTGGGCTACAACGGCGAACAGGCCTACAGCTACGCCCGCGCATCGATCCACATGGGCGCAGTCCTCATGCAAAACGAGGGCGACGTGGTCATCACCCACGACGGATCGGCGCGAGCCTAAGCACCCCGCAACCTGATGGCCTGCTAACCGGGGCGGAACACCGCCCCGGCCTCCGGGCCGAACCTGAAGGATCTGAAAATGGCCTACGCTGGAACCACCGCAACCCTGCCGAACCCCCCCGTGCCGATCGTGGGCAACCTGATCTCCATCAACGCCAACACCACGGCGCATGGCCAGGGGATGAACGTCTGGCTTTACAACTCGTGCCACAGCAGCTCCCAGCTGACCGACGCCAACTTCTTCGCCGATGCGCACTACATCGGAATGAAGCGGGGCGACATCGTGTTCGGCGCCCAAGCCACCGGCTCGTCGGTCGGCGTGTACATGGGCGTGCTGGGGGCCGTGACCACCGCAGGGGCCGCACTGGCCTCCACCGGCGGGATCTTGAGCTCGACGCGCTAAACGCCGAAAGGCGCAAGGCACGCAGTAAGGGCGGGGCCCACCGGCCCCGCCCGGCAGCACAGCCCCGAACAACTGGAGGGAGTACCCATGACCCCGAAGAAAACCACCACCGCACCCGCACCCGCGCCGGCCGAGGCCGACGACACCCAGGCCGCGAAGGCCGAGGCCCCCGCCAGGGCCCCCGCCATGGACCCCGTCACCGCGCGCATCGAGGCCGAGCGCCACCAGCGCGAGACAGACGCCCTGCGACCGGGATCCGCCCGTATGAGCGAGGCGAACTTCCTGCACAACCGCTGGGCGGTGACGGTCGCGCGCGGGGTCACCCGCGAGATGCTGCTCGACCCGCGCTTCTGGACGCACATCGGCGCGAAGCTGCGCCCGTGGGACCACGTCGAGGCGTACTCCGACGACGGCACGTTCTACGCCGAGTACCTGGTGCTCGCGTGCGACCGGCTCTGGGCGAAGCTCGTCGAAACGAAGTGGGTCGCCCTGTCGACCCAGGACGTGAGCCTCACGCAGGCCGCGATGATGGCGCAGCTGGACTTCACCATCCAGCACGAGGGTCCGTACCTGCTCTGGACGGTGAAGCGCAAGGTTGACGCCCAGCGCATCGCCGAGAAGCACCAGACCGAGGAACTCGCCCACACCTGGCTGCGGGCACACCTTCGCACCGTCGGCGCCCCGGCCCCCACCACCGCCTAAACGGCGGGGCCGGGCGTGCGCGCCCGGCCTGACAGGAGCGACCGTAGATGGCGACCTCGCGCCTCAAGCTCTACAACCGGGCCCTGTCCATTTGCGGGGAAACCGTACTCGCCGCCCTCACCGAGAACCGCAAGCCCAGGCACCTGCTCGACCAGGCCTGGGACGCGGACGTGGTGAAGGAGGCGCTCGAGAACGGCCAGTGGCGCTTCGCGCGGCGCACCCAGAGGATCGACTACGACCCCGACATCACCCCGGAATTCGGCCCCCGGCGCGCCTTCGGGCGCCCGAGCGACTGGTGCGCAACCTGCGCCCTGAGCGCATCGGAATACATGACGCCCCCATTGCTGGCCGTGCGCGAGGAAGGCGGGCACTGGTATGCCGACGTGGACGAGATCTACCTGTCGTATGTCTCGGACGGCAGCGCCTACGGCGGGGACTACAGCCTGTGGCCGGTGCAGTTCGCCGAGTACGTCGCCACCATGATGGCGGGCAAGATCGTGCTCTCCCTCACGGCCGACAAGGCGCGCTGGCAGGCCATCCTCCACCCCCGGACAGGGTCCCTGCGCGATGCGCGGCTCAAGGCGCGCAACCACGACAGCATGGGCGAGCCCGTGCGCTTCCCGCCGCCCTCTTCGTGGCTCCTAAGCCGTGGCGGCCGACGAGGCCGCGGAACCCGCAGTGACGGAGGCTCCACCGGCAGCCTCACGGGGTAACGGGGCATGGCGATCGCGGTCCCCAAGTTCTTCGCGTTCAACCGCGGGCTCATCTCCGGGCTCGGCCTCGCGCGCACCGACCTCAAGCGCTACGCCCTGAGCGCCGACACCTACGAGAATTGGGTCGCGCGCAAGCTCGGCCCCATGATGCTGCGCCCCGGGCTTGGATACATCGGGGCCTCGAACGCCAACCTCGCGGCGCGGCACATCGAATTCATCTTCGCCACCGACGACACCGCGCTGATGGAATTCACCGAGAGCACGCTGCGCATCTGGGTCGCCGACGCCCTCGTCACCAGGGCCGCGGTGTCGACCGCTGTGGCCAACGGCACCTTCACCTCAGACGTCGCAAGCTGGACCGACAGCGACGAGTCCGGGGGCACCTCGGTATGGGTCACCGGTGGGTACCTTGGGCTCACGGGTAACGGCACGGCGAGCGCCATCCGGGACCAGACCCTGAGCGTGTCGAGCGGCGACCAGAACGTCGAGCACGCTCTTCGCATCGTGGTGCAGCGCGGCACCGTCGTGCTGCGGGTGGGTTCAAGCTCTGGCGGCGACGAGTACATCGGCGAAACGACGCTCGGCACCGGCACCCACAGCCTCGCCTTCACCCCAACGGGCGCGAGCGTGTACGTGCGCCTCCTGAGCTCGCTCAAGCGCCAGGTGCTCGTGGACTCCGTGGCGATCGAGGCCGCCGGGGTGATGAGCCTCACGGCCCCCTACGCAGCGGCGGACCTGGACAAGATCCGCCACGACCAATCTGGCGACGTTGTCTACCTCGCCGCCGCCGGGTACCAGCAGCGGAAGGTCGAGCGCCGCAGCACCACCAGCTGGTCGATCGTGCTCTACGAGCCCACCACGGGCCCGCTGCGGGCCGACAACACGGGGCCGGCGACCATCACCGCGAGCGCCCTGTCGGGCAACGTGACCCTGACAGGTTCGAAGCCCATCTGGACCGCCTCCAACGTGGGGAGCCTGTACCGCATCGCCTCGAGCGGCCAGACCGTGACGGCGAGCGTCACGGCCGAGAACAGCTTCACGAGCGCCATCCTCGTGACCGGAGTCGGCAGCCAGCGCGTGTTCCAGATCACCCGATCGGGAACCTGGGTTGCCACCGTGACCCTGCAGCGCAGCTTCGATAGTGACGCCGGCCCCTGGGAGGACGTCACCACCTACACCTCGATCGCCACCATCAGCTACGACGACGCCCTCGCCAACCAGATCATCTACTACCGCATCGGCGTCAAGACGGGCGACTTCACGAGCGGCACCGTGGAGCTCACGCTCGACTACGCTGTGGGTTCGATCGACGGCGTCGCGCGCATTACCGCCGTTGCGAGCGCGACGAGCGTCTCGGCCGAAGTGATCACCGACCTCGGGGACACTGCGGCCACCGACCTGTGGGCCGAGGGCGCGTGGTCAAGCCGCCGTGGCTTCCCCAGCGCCGTGGCGATCCACGACGGGCGCCTCTTCTGGGCGGGCAAGCAGGGCATCTGGGGGTCGGAATCCGACGCCTACGAGGGCTTCGACGCGGAAACCGAGGGCGACTCAGGCCCCATCAACCGCACCGTGGGCTCGGGGCCCGTGGACGTTGTGAACTGGATCCTGCCGCTGCAGCGCCTGCTGATCGGCGCCCAGGGCACCGAGTACACCGCCAAGGCGAGCAGCTTCGACGAGCCCCTCACCCCGACGGCCTTCTCGACCAAGCCGGCCTCGACCTACGGCAGCGCGGCGGTGGCCGGCCGGAAGATCGACAAGCGCGGCATCTTCGTGCAGCTGGGTGGCACCCGGGTGATGGAGATCGCCTTCGATGCGGCCGAGGGCGAGTACGGCTCCAAGGACATCACCGAGCTCGTGCCCGACCTTTTCTCAGACGCCACCGGCAGCAAGTACATCAAGCGCCTCGCCGTGCAGCGCCGCCCCGACACCCGGATCCACTGCGTGCGCTCAGACGGCAAGGTGGGCCTGGCCATCTTCGACCCCACCGAGAACGTGCTGTGCTGGGGGATCGTCTCGACCGATGGCGCGATCGAGGACGTCGTGGTGCTGCCCGGGGCCGCGGGCACGGGCGAGGACGCCGTTTACTACTCCGTGAAGCGCGTGGTGAACGGAGCCACCGTGAGGTTCCTCGAGCGCTGGGCGCTGGAATCGGAGTGCCAGGGCGCCACCACCAACAAGCAGGCCGACAGTCACATCGTCTACACGGGCGTCTCGACCACCACGATCACCGACCTCTCCCACCTCGAGGGCGAGGCCGTCGTGGTCTGGGGCGGGGGCAAGGACCTCGGCACCTACACCGTGACGGGCGCCCAGATCACGGGGATCACCACGGCGGTGACCGCGGCCATCGTCGGGCGCACCTACACCGCCAAATGGCGCTCGGCGAAGCTTGCCACCGCGAGCCAGTCCGATGGCGAGATCACCATGCCGCGCAAGGTCGACCAGATCGGCGTCGTGTTGCTCAACACCCACCACACCGGGCTTCAGTACGGCCGGTCGTTCGACGACCTCGAGGACCTGCCCCAGGTGTTCGACGGTGCCCCCGTGGCCGCCGACACCGTGCACAGCGACTACGACCAGGTCCCGGTGTCGTTCCCGGGCGAGTGGGGCTCGGACGAGCGCCTGTGCCTGCAGGCCGTGGCGCCCAAGCCCTGCACCGTGCTCGCCGTGGTTATCCCGATGGAAAGCCATGCGAAATATTGATATCCAACCGGCCACCGCTGCGGCGCTCGAGGCCTTCTACGGGCGGCCGTTCCCGGTGACCGCGCGCGCCATCATGGCGACCGAGGCGGGCCGCCTGCTCGGGGTGGCCGGGTGCTACCCACAAGCAGAATCCATGGTCGTGTTCTTGAAGCTGACCGACGACCTGCGCCGGCACCCCCGCATCATCGTGCGCGAGACTCGGCGCCTGCTCAAGATGGCGCGCGCCCACGGCGGGAAGGTGATTGCCCAGGTTGATGAGCAGATCAAGGGCTCGGCCCGCTTGCTCGAATTCTCGGGCTTTCGGCCCGTCGGCGCCGGCATGTACGTGCTCGAGGGAGCGTGACCATGGAACTGAACTTCGGACAGATCCTCCCCGTGGCCATGACGGCGCTCGGCGCCTTCATGGGTAAGCAGGGGAACGACCAGGCGGCCGACGCCGCCCGGGTCCAGGGCGAGGCCCGGCGCGTCGCCGCGCAGTTCCAGGCCGACCAGCTACGCGACTACGCCGGACAGTCCGTGGCCGCCGCCCAGCGCGGCGCGATCGAGGAAAAGCGCAAGGCCACCCTGCTCGCCAGCCGGGCCGTCGCTGTGGCCGCAGCAAGCGGTGGGGCAGCAGACCCCGGGGTCCTCTCGACCCTTGCCCGGATCTCCTCCGAGGGCGCCTACCGAGCG